GGGCGAGAAGCTCGCGCTTGAGGCCGCAGAGCGCGGCGCGGTGAAGGGCGTCGAGCGCGAAGCTGCGGTGGGCGCGGAGAAGGCTGCCGTAGCTGGCGCTGAAGACGTCGCTGCCTCGCCGACGCTCTACAAGCCGGTGGAGGAGGCATTCCACGCGACGCCAGAACCCGCCGAGGTTCGCACTCAGGCGGTCGATCACATCACGGAATCCATCGACGCCACGGACGGCGCAGCCGCGCAACTTCCCACGAAGCTCGGGCTCGGGCCCATGTACATCGTGGACAGCGGCGTCGAGGCGACGGACAAGGGCTTTTTGCTGAACAGCACGAAGAACTCAAACGCAGAACGCCAGCTGGCTGGGATCTCGCCCCTGCTTGAAGAGTTCCCGGAAATGGCCACCGACCCGCAGCAGTGGGTGCAGGGCATGTCAAGGGCATTTGGCTCAAAAGACGTCGTAGCACCACCTTATCGGTTCATGAAGGCCATTGAGAATGGCGAATACACCGATTTGCTGAAGGGCCTGACAGAAGGCCAGATCGCTGACGCTGACGCCGGGTTCAGGGCTGGTAAAGAGTTCTTAAACGCCTACCACACCGGCAAGATGCGTGTGGAGGACACCGGCAAGTTGTTCATGTGGGGCATCATGTCCCGTGGCGTGAACCCATTCACCCACGAAGGCCTGTTTATCGACGCTTTCCAAGGCATTGAGCCATTCATCAAGATGGCATCTGAGGGCAGGTTCACGCCCGAGGTTGCGGAGGGCATCTACAAGGACTGGGCGTCCACCACTGCACCGAAGGGGTCGGGCCAGCCTGGCGCTGGCGCGATGCACAACTTGAACGCCTTCGGCGAGGACTTCCTCGTGAAGATGGGAACGCCCGGCAAGGATGGCGTCACCCCGCTCCAGAAGCTTCATGACATGATGAGCAACCCCGAGATGACTGGGCGCGACATCCGCCGCGAGTTCGCCAAGGTCGGCGAGGGCGTCGGCATGGACAACAAGGTCATGTCGTTCATCCTGCTGGCGACTGGGCGCGATGACGTGATGGTCATCGACCGGATCCAGTTGAAGAACGTGTGGGACGATGGTCGCTATGGCGACATCAACATCTGGGACGGCATCTCCGTCCCCACGGTCGAGCTTGCTGATGGGACTGTTAAGCGGTTTCCCCCGACCGAGGCAGGCCGCGCGGCTCAACGCGAGTTTATGGCTGCAAACGAGGGCGCAAGTGGCGGCAAGGCAGCCGTGACCGGCTCGTCGCTCGCCGAGGCCACCTACGGCGCGAAGGGCATCCTTGTCTATGAGGCGCTCGAAGACGCTCTGATGAAGAACGTCGGCAAAATGTACGCCGACTTGGGCCGCCCCGAGGCTGCATCGCCAGGCCGGTTCCATTGGGAGACGTGGGTTGCCCGGTCGAATCAAGAGGCCTCGCACGGAACCCTTCCGGCGATCCTCAAGCAGGCGCAAGGCGAAGCTGATCCGCTCGCTGGGATCTATTCCAAGCAGGGCGACTACCAGACCTATGCTTATGGGGCTAAGTATTTTCGTGGACCGGAAGGCCCCTACTTCATGATGCCAAGGTCAGACGGGTCCGAGGCCCGCCTGTCTGTCGCGGAGATGAACCGCCTTCAGGAGTACTTGCAAGATCACACAAAGGGCGCTATCCCGGCCCCAACCCCGTCTGTCGTCAACCCGGTTACCGGCGAAGCGCGAGAGTTTGCGAACACGCCAGCGGGCCGCGCAGAGGCGAACGCTTATGCCAGAGAGCTAACCGAGCAGGCCAGAAAAGAGGCCGCCGCTGCAAATCCTTCATTGGACAAGAAGGAAATTTCTGCTATAAAGGTTCCAGTAAAAGATCGTGGCTTCGCCGTCACGTCAGCCGAAGGAAGGCCTTGGCATGAAGACCAAACAGTCAATCGAGAGCGCGTCGATAAGCTCATCAATGATGCCGAGTATCGAACCGCAGAAGCTCTTCGCCAACCTGCTCAAGGTGCAGTATCCGATGTCGCAGGAAGCACCGTCGCCCGAGCCAGGGCCGCAGAAGGATTTGGATCAGGGATACCGCGCACATATGGCCTCGTTGATCAAGCAGTACGAGGACGAGCTCTAAAGGCAGCCCCACCGGCGTTTGACGCGCCGGTGAAGGAAGTCTACCAGCCCAGCCGTAAGGCCTCTCGCGTCTACAACGCAGACGGCAAATCCACGCCACCTGTTTACGAATTGGAGGCTGGCGATCAATCCGCGCAGGCGTTCCATAGCGCCATCAAAGATGCGAAGGAAAAATCTAAGTTTGGCTCTGCGGTGTCGCTTTATGATCCCGCCGAGTACAAGGACATGCGGCTGTTCCTGACCCCGGACGGGACGGCTGGTTTTGCTTTGAAGGGCGACGACATCGTTTCGGTTTTCAACAAACCCGGCGGCCCGCACAAAGGCGTCTCAAACCCGTTGTTGGATCTCGCTATCGCGCAAGGTGGGCGCAAGCTTGACGCATATGACACCGTTCTGCCGACGATTTACGGAGAAAGCGGGTTCAAAACAACGTCGCGAATGGCGTTTAACCCCGAGTATGCCCCGGCAGACTGGAATGCCCAGACGTTTGGCACGTTCAACAAGGGTAAGCCCGACGTTCTGCATATGGTCTACGACCCGCGCCATGACGGCAGCTATTCGCTTGGCGATGGAAAGTTCTTCCGTGAATACGATGAGGCCGTTGCTCACCAAGAAAAAAACGTAAAAACGACGGTTAACCAGCTTGAAAAAAGCCGTAAGGCTCTGGCCAAGGCCGAAAAGATCAAGGCGCAAAAGAAGGCTGAGCGAGAGGCCGCCAAGGCCGCCAAGGTCGCGCCAACGGAAGGTTTTGCCGAAGGCGGCCCGGTAGGCAACTACGCCAAAGGCGGCCCGGTCACGCCTGCGAGTTCGATCTCCAACGTCCACCGCATGGCGGCTGAGCAGGGTCTCAGCACCCGCGATCTTTCGCTCCTGATCAAGTTGGCGACGGGCGCACCGGCCCAGTGGGCGCACGGGCTCGCCGGTCATTTGATGAGCGGCGACGACACGTTCCTGCGGGGCCATGCCGCCAAGTACCCCAAAATCGCTGAGGTCATCAGCAAGGTCGATGGGATGCTGGCTGGTAAAAAGCCGTCTGGATCTGCTAGAGTAGATCGCGAGTTGGTTCATGACGCCATCAAGGCGAACAAGAACCAGAACGTGAAGAAAGCTCTCAGCACGCTGATGCAGGGGATCTGATAATGGCCCGTTATAAGCCCGAAGATCACGGGCCTCCCGACAGCATGGGCGGCCTGCACGATGCTGCTGAGGCCATCCGCTCTGCTGGTCGGGGTGGTGATACCATTCTGGCCCACATCAACCCTCGTGAGGCCGCGCTGCTGAAGGCGCACGGTGGGTCGGGCACGATCAACCCGAAGACGGGCCTGCTAGAGTTCGATGATGACGGGGGCTCTAGCAGCAGCTCTAGCAGCGGTTCGAGTGACCCCGGCCCGTCCTACTCTTACTCATATGACCCCGGCCCGTCCTACTCTTACTCATATGACCCCACGCCTTCGACGGACTACTACTCGTCAAACCTTGGCGCGATGACTGGTGGCTATGATCCTATCTCCTACGGCACTGACACCTTAGCACAAATGCAAGGCTATAACGATCTGTGGAATAGCAGCAATTATGGTTTGAACGAAATCATAAGCCCGATCACTTCAACTGTGAATGACTTTTACAACTCGCTCGCTGACAGTTTGAACTCAAACATTAATTCTATCACGTCCTCGCTACCGAGCGCATCGGACATCTTGAACGCCATCACGCCAAGTTTCGACTTGCCTCCTGACATCCGGCCACAGGTTCAACAGCCCCAGTTGGTCCAACAGCCTGCTTTTGGGTCTGACCAGCCGAACGTAGGAGCCACGGTTCAGTCTGACGCTGATCGTGCCGCCATGACTGGCGTGGGGCAGGATCTGAAGACACCGACCGGCACGATCTACTACACAGTTCCTTCGGCGGCTGGCGGGGCCACCATTGGCGTTGGCGCTAAGGAAGTTGCTGAGGGCCTCGCTGGTCTGGCAGGGCAATATGGGACAGTTCCGGGGCCTGAAGCCATCACTTCGACAGACGGAATATCAATTGTAACTGCACCTGATCAAAGTGCTGCGCAGGCTATTGCGAGTCCTCCTACAACGTCCAATGTCACAAACTCACTTGGAGCTACCCCGTCTCCTGATCTTGCAAGCCAAATGGCTGCAATCAATCGTCAGCTGGATTATTCTGGCGGGACGGTGATCGGTAAGAACGACATCACCCCATCCGATTTGGCAAAACAGACAGAGACCATTAACAAGCTTCTCGACTATTCGGGTGGCACGGTAATTGGCAAATCAGATGCTGCTCCTGTTGATGTTTCTACAAGCGAGGAAAAATCACAGCCAAATGTAACATTGGGTTACGAACAGCCAAAGACGGGCGTTCAAATAGGTGGCTCTGAAGATCTGCAAGGTCAGTTTACCGTCGGCGGCGTTGAGGGATACAGGGGCGACGCAACAGATCCTTATGGGGATTATACTCCTATTGGTCCTGATGATAGCCCTGATGGTAACTCTGACTTGATCGTCAAGAAAGACTCTCAAGGTGGCGTTGATTTCTCTACCGATTTGGGACCAGCTATTGATGTCGCCACCTTGAACACCATTGATGTTCCTCAGACCGCAAAGGGGACAGGTTCTCTCGATCCAAACTTGTTCGCCACAACCGACACCGCCGATGCTGTCACTAGAACTTTGTCTGAGCAATCAGACGCGCTCACTTCGCTAAATCAGCAATTAAATGACCAACTTGCGAAACAAGGTAGCACTCCTAATGTGACGCCAGCTATTGATTTCATTACAAACACTGTCGATACGACGCAGCTGCCGACGACGGTAACGACGCCGACGACGGTAACGACGCCGACGACGGTAACGACGCCGACGACGGTAACGACGCCGACGACGGTAACGACGCCGCCATTGACGCCTCTTCCTCCTCCAACGCTCCGCACCTATTTAGGCGGCCCAGCGGACCCCTACAAATATGGGTTTGGCACTGAACGACAATTTTACGGCCCTGCGGCGGCAAAGGGTGGCTACTTCGACGCCGACCAATACTTCGCCGACGGTGGCCTTGTGCAACCCCTATCGCCACCGATGGTCCCCCTCGTCTCGGCCCAGCCGACGATGGCGTTCACGGACGGCGTTGGTGCTGTCGGATCCATCGCCCAGCCGCCAGGCATGTACCAGAGCGACGCCTACGGGTCTGACGCGCCACATGCCTCGCCGATGGCTCCATCGGTCGCTGCAGCCGTTCCCAGCTTCCAGCCGGGGCTCGCCACACTTGCCACGCCCAACGTCAATGCTGGGCCTGTCCCGTCGCCGATAGCGCAAAACCCCAATGTCGGGTATGCTACTGGCAACTCTCCCCTATCAAACCTGACAAGGTCGTAACATGAATGAAGACCAGACGGGCACCGAAGTTGACATGGATCCCGATGCCGAGAGCGATGTCGAAGAGCATGAAGACGGCTCTGCGACAGTAACGCTTGATGAGCCTGACCTAGCTCAGAACGCCGAGTTCTATGCGAACCTCGCCGAGGACATGGGGAACTCTGACATGATGACCATCTCCAGCCAGTTGCTGGAGTTCATCGAGCGCGACAAAGAAGCCCGGTCTCTACGCGACAAACAGTATGAAGAGGGCCTGCGCCGCACTGGTCTGGGCGATGACGCTCCCGGTGGCGCTGACTTTCAGGGCGCGTCCAAGGTTGTGCATCCCATGCTGACCGAGGCTTGCGTAGACTTCTCGTCTCGCGTGATTAAGGAAATTTTCCCAGCAAACGGTCCTGTCAAGGAATATATCCCCGGAGAAGTGACGCAAGCCAAGCGCGAGAAGGCCCAGCGCAAGCAGAAGTTCATGAACTGGCAGCTGACGCAACAGATGGTCGAGTTCAGGCCTGAGCTTGAGCAGTTGACCACGCAGATCCCGCTTGGCGGCGCTCAGTACATGAAGATGGTATGGGATGAGCAGCGCAATCGTCCCATGTCGATCTTCGTCCCCATCGACGACGTTTACCTGCCCTATAGCGCCACCAGCTTCTACACCTCCGAGCGCAAGACGCATGTTCAGTACCTGACACGCCTTGAGTTTGAAAAGCGCGTCGGCACCGGCATGTATCGCGAAATTAATCTTGTTGCCCCGCAGGAGCCTGAGTTGACCGGCCCTGCCAAGGCCAACAACAAGATCGAGGGCAAGGAGCAGAATAGCTACAACGAAGACGGGATGCGGACGGTCTTCGAGATCGCCTGCTTCCTCGACTTTGAAGATAACTTTGGCCTCGCCCCCTATCTTGTCACCATTGACCACACCACGAAGGAAGTGCTGGCGATCTTCCGCAATTGGGATCCTGACGACGAACAGCAAGAAGAGCTGGTTCACATGATTGAGTGGCCCTTCGTGCCGTGGCGCGGGGCCTACCCAATCGGTCTTCCCCACATGATCGGGAGCCTGTCTGCTGCGGCGACTGGCTCTCTGCGGGCGCTTCTGGATTCGGCACACATCAACAACTTCCCCGGCATGTTGAAGCTGAAGGGCGGTTCTCGTGGCGGCCAGTCTGATCGTATTGAGCCGACGCAGGTGACGGAGATCGAGGGCGGCGTGGGCGTCGATGACGTGCGCAAGATCGCGATGCCGGTGCCATTCAATCCGCCTAACCCTGTGCTGTACCAGCTTCTGGGCTTTGTGACTGAGGCCGCTCGAGGCGTTGTCCGCACCACATACGACAAGCTGGCCGATCAGAACCCCAATGTTCCCGTGGGCACCACGCTTGCCATGATCGAACAGGGCATGACCGTGTTCTCGGCGATCCATGCCCGCCTGCACTACGCCATGGGCATGACGCTGAAGGTTCTGCACCGGCTCAACTCCAAGCACATCGACGACGATTACATTCAGCGTGTGACCGGCGAAGAGATGTGCAAAGCCAAGGACTTCCTTGGCGTGATGGATGTGATTCCCGTATCTGATCCGAACATCTTCTCGGACGTACAGCGTTCCGCCCAGATGCAGGCTGTGGTGCAGAGGGCGGCGGCAATGCCTGCCCTCTACGATCAGCGGGCCGTTGAAGAGCGGTTCCTTGAGGGTATGAAGATCCCCGACTTCAAGTCTTTGATGGCGAAGAAGCCGGAACCTATTGAGCTCAACGCCGTCAATGAGAACCTGGCCCTGACGCTGGGGAGGCCGGTGGCGGCCTTCCCAATGCAGGACCACCTCGCCCATCTCCAAGTGCATTTGGACTACTTGAAGAGCCCCATCTTCGGCATGAGCCAGCTAATTGGGCCCGTGTATATCCCCGGTGTGCTCCAGCACATCAAGGAGCACATGGCCTACTGGTACTCGCTCTACATCTACGAGCAGACCAGCAACGTCGTCGGCATTCCGCTGGATCAGTTCCTTGGCGGCAAGGATGAGCAGGTCTCTGCCGAGCTGGATCGCACTCTTGCCATGGCCTCTCAGCGCTTCATGCCTGAGATCCAGCAATCGTTGCAGGGGATCCCAGCTGTCATACAGGCCGCTCAACAGTTCCTGCAGCAGTTCCAGCCGCCCAAGCCGCAGGATCCCACGCAGGTTCTAATGGCTGAGACGCAGCGCAAGGCGCAGTATGATCAAGCGAAGCTTCAACTTGATCAGGCCCGTGTTTCCCGTGAAACACAGCTTGACCAGATCAAGATGCAAGAGCGCCAGATGGAGCTCGCTACCAAGCAGTCTATGAACGATGCGGACAACCGCACCGCGAAAGAACTTGCCGTATTTGAGGCCGAGCACGGCGGCAAGTCTAACCTTTCAACCGGCCACGGCATCAACCCCTGAGGTTTACGATGGATAACTCCCTTCTCCCGCAGCATAAGCGCCTCGCCATGGGTCTGGCCGTGAACAATGCCCCGGAGGGCAAGAACATGGTCAACGACATGGTCAAGGCTCATAAGTCCTATGGTATCCACAGGAATCTTTCTGGAAAGAATGATTCCCCAGCCAAGAGTGGACTAAGTTCCTTTAATGGGAAAAAGTAGTCTTGACAGGGAGACTACATGATTGACATCATCATCAAGAGGCTGCTCGAGGACCAATCTCGGGTAGCCCACGAAACTATGGTGCAGCCCGGCGACGGCTCAATCTTCGAGTACGGGCGCAGGGCAGGGATTTACGCCGGTCTGGGTCGCGCTATCGCGATCATCGAGGAGACCTTGGCAGAAGGAGAAGACGATGAGCATGGTAAACGACGCCGCGCTAAGCCAATCTGGGGATAGGGAAACAATCTTGTTTCCGCAAGTTAAGCCGGGAATTGCGCCTTTTGGCTCCCGCATCCTTGTGCAGGTTCGCCGAGTGCGTACAAGGCGCAAAAGCGGCCTCTTTATGACAAAAGAGGCGACCGACACGCAGATGGACAATACCTGCGTGGCCAAGGTGCTCGCTGTTGGGCCGCTCGCCTACAAAAATCGCAACACCATGGAGCCATGGGCCGAAGGGCGCTGGTGCGAGGCTAACGAATACGTTTTCGTGCCCAAATACGGCGGCCTTCGCTGGGAAAGGGCTTACAAAGTTGATGATGACTACATCGACAAGGTCCAATTTGCCATTTTTGATGACCTCAACATCGTCGGTGGCGTTGAAGATCCCCTGAATGATGATGATGAGCCGGTGGGAGTCTGACATGAACAGCACCGAGAAGGCCGAGATCCAAGAAGAGAAGCTTGAAGCCGTCGAGATCGAAAGCGAAGCTGACGATCCTATGGACGGTGATGATGGCGAAGATGAGCGACTTTCCGACTCTCGCAACGAAGAAGAGGACGGAAAACGTGAGGCTCGCCGCAACGAACGCAAGCGCCGCCGTGAAGGCCAGCGCTTTGCTCGCGACAAGACAAAAGAAGAGATGCAGTGGCTGATCGAGCAGAACAAGACGCTTCAGCAGCGCCTTGAGGCTGTCGAGCACCACGCCATTTCTGCCCAGAAGGGCTCGCTTGATCAGAACTACAATCAGGCTGTGTACGCCATACGAAACGCAGAAGCTGCGCTGGCAAAGGCCATTGAGATCGGCGACGGGGCAAAGGTTCCTGAGTTACTCCGTCAACGTGATCAGGCCATGGCCCAGGCTGTTGAGATCAACCGGGTGAAAACCCAGTTCTCTCAGCAGCCTGCGCCTCAAAACCACGCCGTGAAGGAACGCGCTGAGAAGTGGGCTTCGCAGCACACTTGGTTCAACGCCAACGGCAACGACCCTGACTCAATAGCCGCCAAGGCTATTGATGCTGGCCTCACGGCTGAGGGTTACGACCCCTCCACCAAGAAGTATTGGAAGGAGCTTGACCGCCGCCTTTCCGACCGTCTCCCCCACCGCTTTGCAGATGATGACGATTCAGACTATACTGGATCTCAACAGACCGGCAGGCGTGGTCCCCCTGTCGGCGGAACCCGGGAAATGAGTGCCCCGGGGTCCAAGAAAGTATTCGTCAGCGCCGAGCGCATCCAAGCGATGCGTGACGCTGGCTACTGGGATGACCCGGTTCTTAGGCAGCGCATGTTGAAGCGCTACCAAGAAACGGATCGTGAACTGAAATCTGCACGCTGAAGGAGCGAGCTATGAACTTAGGTAACGATGAACGACTCAAGAAAGTATCTGACCCGGCGCGTCG